TCAAACGTGAAGAATACAATGCAGTAAAACGAACTGAACGTGAAGCACGCAAAGCCAAAAACAAGGCTGATTGGGCACAAAAGTTGGATGAAAAATATGGTGGAAACATTGTAGAAGCCGCTAAAGCAACCAGCAAATCACCATCCAAAGCAAACCGTAACAAGAAAAAGGACAAAAAATAATGGCTAAGAAACCTGACATCAAAATTCCACCTGTCGGTGATGATTTAATGAATATTATTAAAAAACTGGTAGGAAAACAAAAACCAAATACCAGAGGTACAATGTTTCCTAAGAATCAGGCAATGCCTAAACGCAAGTTTGACCAAATTTACGGTAAAGGTTCTGCTAAAGAATTGACAGCACAATCTAAACGTGCCGAACAATTTCGTAGGGCTAAACGTGCTGAAGAAAAACTTGCTAAACCTTTAAATTATCCAGAATATGATATAGCCGCAAGAAAAATGGATAAAACTGTTGTTGATAAATTTGTTAAAAGCCCTAAAGTTAAAAGAAAATAGAAAATAATGGCTAAGGAAAAAACGTTTGAAGAACTTGTTGCCCTAGCGGTAAAAGCGTTAGAATCTGGCAGACCGCAAAAAGCGGTACGTAACTTAGTTGATGATGCCGCTGGTGCTGTTTCCCCTGCTGTCTCCGCCATTAAAAAGGCTATAAAAACAGTTAAAGGTCAAGCGAAACCACCAAAGGTGGTTGCGCCTAAAACTAGTGTGGCTCAGGCAGCAAAGACAGCAGTTGCGGCACCAAAGGTACTCACTAGGGCTGAACAGAAGGCTGCGAATCGTGTAGCGAACCAGATTAAAGATGCTGAAAAACGTGCTGTACAAGGTGGCACTCCTGCTGAACGTGCTGCTGCTAAAGCGGAACGGAAAGCAAAAAATCGTGCTGCATTTAAAGATAAAGAAAAACAAATTATTGATGAACGTTATAGCCCAAAAACTCAACGTGAAAGCGGCACACCGCTTCTTATGAAAAAGACTGAAAAATCTTTGAACGCTATTGAACAAAAAGAACGTCTAATTAGCAATCAGGGTGGTTCGTTTGATGCTAGAGTAGAAAAGTTGTTTGAGTCACGGCTAAAAAGTTTGACTGATGATGGCTATAAGTTGGATAAAAGTGAAATGAAATCTATGTATGCCAGCATTAAAGCAGAAGTAAAAGAAGAATCAGGACGTAATTTGCCTGTTATGAAAGAAAATTTTGCTGATAGGATGAAAAATCTTGGTAAATTAACTCCACAGGAAATGGACACTGAGGCTGGTCGTTTGTTTTTCCGTCAGTCATCTAAGCAGCAAAAAATTGGTAACAAAGTTTTGGATACTCGTAATCGTGCCCAAATTTTGGCTGACAAATCTGTTAGTGATGCTGCGGAAGCCGCTGCTGCCGCAAAAGCCAGCAAGGCACGTTTGGCTGAACGTGGTACTGGTAAGGAACGTGGACCCCGTGAATATAAACCGTTTGTGGAATCTGAGTCTGGTTTACGGCTACAAGCGCAACAACGGGCTAATGCTGCAAAAGCGGCTAAACAATCTAGGAAAGATGTTGAACTTCATAGTAGCAAAAAACCTTACACTGAAGAAGAATTGAAAAGTGTTCGTATTGTTGAAAAGTCACGTTTTGCTGATGATACCGCAAAATCTCAGAAAAAAACTTATGCAGGCATGGGCGACATTAAGGGTGAACCAGTGCGTAGTGGTGTGCGTGGTGAAACTACGGAACAGTTAAATGTTCGTATAGCCGCACAACAAGCCAAAGTAGCAAAAGAATTGAAAGCAAAAAAGGCTTCTAAAGCATCTAAGAAGAAGTAATGGTTATGCCACGTGCATCCCGTTATAATCGTAGAATACTTTCTAGGTCTGATGTTCCACAACCTGAACCGCCTACACCAGAACAACTTGCGTATGAGAAATCAACAAAAAACTTTGTAACTAAAAAGGCGGGTTTTGGTCCTTTTAATGACATAAATTTTGGTGCGTTGGCACGGTTTGGTAAAGAAAATGTTGCCAAAAATGTTACCGAACTTATAAAATATAATGGTGGCAATTATGGTATTGTCCGTGCTAAAGATAGAATTGGTCAATCCACTAGTACCTTAGAAGATTATGGTCCAAACGCTGTAGAAAACATTGTTCGTAACCGCAAGGTTTCTTGGAATGATGCTAAAACTTTAGGATATTGGGCAAAAAGAGTTGCGCCACCTTTAATGGCTATGGATGCAGTTGAAATGAGTGGCGGTGCATACTTACAGTATATGTTAAAAAAGTTGGCAAAACTTGACAGAGGTCCAACTAGTGTATATAATTCATTTAAAGAACAACTGCAAGATTAATCAAAGGAACGTATACGCTTATTATGATGAACAACAAAATCCCTACAGATATGCTATATGGTGTGCCATTAACGCATTACAGGGTATCCGCCATAGCGGATGCCGTCCCTGCAAGCCAAAGTTACGGTGAATACGTTGGTCGTGGCAGCAAATGTATGGGCAACGACGACACGTGCGGTGCAAACCGTGTACGTGGCGAAGAACTATGTTCAGGGCATCTTAAACAGGCTATAAATTTAGCAAAATTGGCTGAACAACTTGAATCTGAGGAATAGGACCAACTATGGCTTATGCTACAATGACAGCAACTACGTTGCGTCAAACCATTCGGGACATTACTGACCTAGATACAGAGGACCTACCAGATTCTTTATTGAATCTTTATGTTCGTGACGGATACTATCGCATCCTAGATTTAGAAAAACGTTGGGCTTTTTTAGAGACATCTTTCACGTTTAACACTGTCGCTGACCAGCGTGCTTATACGATTAGTTCTTTTACTGCTGACCCGATTAGTCAAGTTATTTCTATTATAGACCCTAGTGGGGTTGGTTTGCGTTTAGATATGGTTGGTATTGACGAAGGTGAAAGTACTTATATTGGTTCTTACGATACGTCTAGTAGCCCATTGTTTTATGCTGTTTGGGAAGGCAAAATTCATTTGTATCCTAAGCCTGATAATGTTCGTGTTTTGAATGTTCGTGCATATCGTGAACCTATTGATTGGGTTACTACTGGTGGTATTGTTGATGCTGCTGCGTCGTTGCATTTTCCGTTAGTTTATTATGCTTGCAGCCGTGTTTATCAACGTCTTGAAGATACGGCTATGGCTAATGATTATAAGAAGGCTTTTGACGAAGGTGTTGTTTTGGCTAAAAATAACATTATGAAACCTACTAGTCATGCACATTTGCGTTTATCTCAGGGTCAAACATCTGGGCGTCCATCTTTTCAGGATTGGATGCGCCGTATGGGGCAGGATTTGAAACTTAACTAATGGCTAAAGTTCGGGTTCGTGAATTAAAAGATTTTACTGGTGGGCTAAACTATCGTGCCGACCAGTTTCAGTTGGCTGATAACGAATCACCAGATATGTCTAATGTTGAAATTGACCCTAGGGGTGGCATTTTTAGTCGTGGTGCTATGCGTGAAATTAATGCAACAGCGGTTTCTGGTACATGGGCACCGAAACGTTTGTTTCCATTTTATGGTGCAAACGCTAGATTGATGTTGTCTACTGCTACTACTGTGTATCATTCTAGTGGCAGTAATTTTACTGTTTTAAATTATGGTGTTTCTACACCTATTGCTACTACTAATACTAATGGTCCTAGTTTTGCCCAATGGGGCAAAAAACTGTATATTGGTACTGGTGCTACTGGTTCTGGTGGTTATGTGTGGGAAACTGGTGATACGTATGCCACAGCATTGACAGCGAGTGGTTCTGCACCTACTGCTTGGCAGACAACCCCAACCAGTCTTGAACGTAAGATGCCTACAGCAGAATTATTGCATGTTCATGCAAGTAAGTTGTTTGCCGCTAATGTTGATATTGCTGGCACAAAGTATCCTAATAGAATTTATTGGTCTTTGGAAAACTCTCCCGAGAATTGGGATGAAGATGATTATATTGAAATTAATGGTGGCGGTAATGGGATTACCGCTTTGGCTGTTGTTGCTGGTCAGTTAATCATTTTTAAACCTAATAGTGTGTATGCTTTGTTTGGTTATGATTCCACAAATTTTCAGATTGTTGAAGTGTCACCTAGTTTGGGTGTTGATTCTTTTTACAATGTTGCTGTTACAGACAAGGGTGTGTATTTTAATTCGTATCCTGAAGGTGTGTTTTATTATAATGGTTCTACTATTATTGATGTGTTCAAAAATTTGCGTCCTATTATAGATTTAGGTTATGTTGATTCTTTGGGTTCTGATAAGTTTCGTTTAAGTTGGGTTGGTCAAAGGTTGTGGGTTTCTGCACCTTATTCGGAAACTGGTTCTGTGGCTCATCCTACAGTAAACTTTGTTTATGACCCTACGGTTGGTGCTGATGGTGCTTGGACGCAATTTACAACTTCAGATAGCAAAGGTGTGTTTTCTGGTTGTAATTGGCGTAATGATTCGGGTACGGAATACCGTCTGTTATGTCATCCAACTTTAGCACGTGTGCTACAGGTAGATATGTATAGTCAAGAGTTGGACAATATTGCTACAGTAGAAAGTTCTTTTGCTAGTTATTATCGTACTAAGTGGTTTGATGGTGGTTCGTATAGTCAGAAAAAAATGTTTCGTCGCCCAGAATTTGTTGTTAAACAAAGTGCTATTGCGCAAACTATTGGTGTAAAAGTTTACCACAACTTTGATGAAGCGGAAGGCAGTGAACGTAGAACGTTCAACGTAGAACAATCACCTGCTTCGCTTGGTATGGTTTGGGGTTCTAGTAATTGGGGGGATGATTGGTCTACTGGTGCTGCTGGTTCTTTGCTTGTTACTGGAAACAATTTGGGTTTGGCACAAACTGTGCAACTTGAATTTAATGGTCCTTTGGGACAAACTTGGGGATTAAACAGTATCGGATACAAATATCAACCTAGACAGGTTAAAGGATAACAATGAGTACACTTACTATTCCAAATAGTTTTACAAACGGCACACCCGCTATTGCAACGGAAGTTAATGCAAACTTTACGGCTGTTAAAACGTTTGCTGAAGCACTTGCTGCTGGAACAAACATTGACGCTGGTGCTATTACTGCTGGTTTGTTGG